AACCTGTTAGCGTTAGCGCATAAGCTCTGGCAGCATCACTTGCGCCATCTGCCATTGTTATAGTGTGTGTAGTTCCTGTAATTCCTTCTGAACCACTACCCCACGCTTCAGCAATAAGCTCTAGGTTGGTATTTGTTGTTGTACCCCAAGTTCCACTACCATCTCCAGTAGCCATTTCGTTGAGTCTTAGGTCATTAACGTATGTACTTGCCATAATATATCCTCTATAAAATTATATCATCAAGCTGCCATATCTTCCCAATCTGGGTCTTGTGATGTTGATACTTCGCTATAATTAGGTGTTTGTGAAGTAGAAACTTCACTATAAGTTGTTGTCTGTCCGGGAACTACATTCCCCCATACTAATAAATTCTGTAATGCTCCAGTTGCATATAATCCTGTTAGAGTTAAATTTGATATTCCACTAACACTTAAATCTCCAATAGAACTCGTACTTGCATTTTGCGTAACTGAAATAACATTATTAGTTACTAATCCTAAAGTGCCTAAAGCTGTTGTTCCTACTACATTTGTAGGATAAACATTAGCATCACAGCTTACAGTTTCATCACCCTGAGATACTGTAGATGCAGTTCCGCTAACTCCTGTAATTGCGATACCTGCCGCAATAACAGTTCCTACTGCTCCTGTTCCTGCTAATCCAGTTTCAGCTACATTAGCTGCACCGCTAGGAGTAACACTTGAAATTGCACCAGTTCCAGCAACTCCTGTTTCTGCAACATTAGCTACACCTGTTATAGTGAGTGAACTTATTGCACCAGTAGCCGCTACACCTGTTTCAGCTATGTTGGCATCGCCAGTTACTGTTTCAGCACCTAATGCTGTTGTTCCGGCAAGACCTGTAAGTGTTACTGCGCTAGGCTCATTCCAAGCTCCAGAACCCCATGTACTGCGACCCCAGCCAGATACATAAGCCATAAAACTATTACGCTATTCTTATAACAGCGTTACTTGCATCTGCGGTTGGAAATGTAATCGTGAATGAACCTGCTGTTGAGGTTTTATCAGCACCAAAATCAAAAACTGCAACGGCAGGATCGCCTGATGCTGAATCATTAAATATCATACATCCTCTTGCAGTTACAGTAGCTGTTCCAAATGTAAGGTCTGCAAAATCTGTAAATGCAGTTGTGCCTGATGTCGTTGGATCAACTCTAGTTAAACTTTCGCCTTTAGCCGTGTAGTTAGTACCACTAGCTTCTTGGTTTGTTGAATAAGCAGTTGTAGAAGCAGACATGGTAGCTGAACTTGTATATAAAGCCAGTCTAAAAGTATTGCCGCCTGAGTTTTTAAAATTATGCACTCCTTCTAAAAGCTCCCCTTTAAATGAAGTACACATAGCTTGGGTGATAGCCATAATTATAATCTCCTAATGATATTGGCTAGGTCAGAATGACCTTGTTGTTCTAATTGATTACCTATAGTACACATATGATTCTTAATAGCCTCTTTCATGTAATAAGTAACTACTATGTGGCACTGATTTTTAAAAGCGTGTGCCTGTGCTTTAATTTGATCTGGTGCTGTATCGCTTATAGAAACCAATCTTGATACAGCCATATCTGCGATTTCTTCAACAGAGTGTCCTCTATTGTGAGTAGTCTTTACTCCTAAATTACCTATTGACATTTCAAATTTATCTGTATTCACTAAACTCTCCAGTTAGTATTTTTCTGGCTCAACAGGTTGAAATTCCAAATCTTTTCTTCCTATCATACCTACAGGTTTACTCTCTTCTTCTTTTTCAACTTGCGACCAATGACAAGCCTTAATACCTGATTCATCTTCATATGTTACTACAGGATCATCTAATCTGTGATACCCGTATAGTTTTTCTATTAATGGAACATCTGTATCTAATAAAGATGATCTAGGCGCAATAGCAATACTTATTCCTTTGTTTATACAGTTTCCTATCCAAAATTCAACACATCCCCTTCCAGCTTCAGCAAAGTGCATATTAGATTTATATGTAAAATCTACACCAAATATAGATAGTTGACCGACTTTTGACCACAAAGCAAAGGCTATTGCATAAGCTATTGTATTATTAAAGTATGCGCTACCTGCGTAATTTACTATAGGTTCTAATGGGTAATGTTCAACAGCAGGTACTCTATCATCTAACTGACAAGAATAAATAGGATATTCTATCTTTGGTAAAATATCTCTCATCATAGAGGTCATATTACCAGCATCTTCTGTGTCAAGAAATCTACTCATTGGATCAAGGATAAATGCTCTGTCCACCTGTTTTAGGACTCCAATCATTGCATTTACTGCCCATACTTCATCAAACTTATGACTGTGAACCTGAGATAAATGAAAGTCTATCTGACTCTGACCCATTGCAACTAGGGCAATACTTTTACCTTCCAACTCTTCTATTGGTTTTTGAAGCATTAGCTTACTTGTTTTCTTAATGACCCTGATCTGTAATTATCTTTAGTATCTCTACCTTCACCTAATACTTTTAATCTTTCTATTGCTAAAGAAAATCTTTCTTTATAATTATTTAAAACATCAGCTTCACCTTTCATAAAAGTATAAGCTTCAACTAAACTACCATACAATAAACAATCTGACGCATTAGTTCCTAACCAAGTTGTACCATCACTAGATGTAGTAATAGATGTTGGTTTATATCTATAATGTAATTCAACTGTTAGGTTTGAACTTGGAGTAGGAGCAACAATAAAAGTTTCATTATCAAAGATAGAGTAATATTTAGGAGTACCTGTTGTACTACTTGATGGATAAGATTCTCTCATAAAAGTTACATCTTTAAATAACAAATATTCATAACCACTATCATCTATAGCCAATGAATATGGTGCTAAAAAATCAGTAGGCATTGTAAGGTATTGATTACTAGAGGTTAATTGACCTGTTACATTTTTTCTAAAATAAGGTAAATCAACTAATTTAAGAATAGCTTCTTCTGCTTCTAAAATAAATTCATCTAAATTATTTACAAAAGTGGTTTCAGTATTATTAGTATAATCTTGTATAGACTGTTTTAATGTTGTAAATGTCCATGCCATTAGCTTGTACTCACAGTTATTTTTCCTAATTTAGCGTTCATAGTTAACCCCATTGTACTTGAACCAAATTCAGTTACTCCACCACCTATTGGATTAAATGATGAATATCTTGTAGATGCCGATTCTCCAGTATCTGGTCTTGCATTATATAATGCTTGTGGATCAATTATATTTAAACGACCTAATTTAAGTTGTGGATTATCTTTATCAAAACAGTTATTACAAACTCTTAAACCATTTCTTACTGAGTTTTCTATCTCATAATATAAATTATTTAGTTTATATGTAAATCCACATCTATCACATATACCTAATGCTTTTGTTGCTTTTGCATAAGACATAATTAATTCATATAGCTAATATCAGGTACAAAACGAATTGAAGCTCGCTCTCTATCTGCATCGCTAACATCTCTCCAAAGCTCCTCATATCTTTGTTTTATCATAGGAACTTTTTGTAATGATTCTGGTGACTTACAAGCTATATTATAAGCTAAAGCATAAGTCAAACAAGGTAGATACCTTGCAGGTATATCAGGGTTATTACTAGCTACTGTTCCAATATCCTCAATCCTTTTTATATAATCATATACTAAGGTATAAGTTTCAGCATCATCTGGAGTTGCCCATAAAACAATAGCATTAGTTCCAGTATTTTTATCTACATAAAACTGAGTAGGTTTAGATTTTGTTAATTTTGTAGCTTGATGATTATATTGTGTTCTAGATATTCTCTCTAATCGTTGATCGAATTGTTTGCTGGTATCTCCAGAATTGGTTCTAATAAAAGCATCTACAATATCTAAAGCTGATGATTCTAAATTGTAAGAGCTAGTACCAGAAGTAAGTGTTGCTGATGCTTGATTTATAGTCCAAAGATTTAATCCTTTATTTTGCCACTCAAGAAAGACTAAATTAAAGCTCTTTTAGCACCACGATAATCATAGCCTGTGCGTAACTCTAACCCACAAAGATCATAGGCTTCTTCCATAATATCGCCTATATCTAAAGTAAATGCTGTTGTTCCACTAGTAGCCATTTATTTTTCTCTTTTTTTAGAGAGATAGCCGCCACCAAACATAGTCTTAACATATTCTTTGTAAGATTGTGATTCTTTACCAACTTCAGTTGATCCACCTTTTCTGTAACTCTTGCTAAGAGGTGCTGTTTTTCTATATCTTGTGTTTTTGCCTAAACCTTTCACTATATTGCCCTCATATAAATAATAGAAATACTTATAGTACCCCACTAGGGCAGGGTACTATAAATATATACAATGACTAAAATTATTTCTTTTTAGCTTTTTTCTTAGCTACTTTCTTTTTAGTCTTTTTCTTAACTGGAGCTTTACCGCCAGCATAAGCTTCATTGACATCAGGTGTTGAAGGATCATCTGCTATATAATGCCCTTTAGCATTTTTAGCTCGATCACCATTCATCTCAGCACATTTGCGTTGCGCATCTTCGAGATCAGGATCAGGACCAAAAATAGGTCTATAGATACCATCTTTTCCTAGATGTAAAACTTTATATTGTGCTGGGAACTCACCAGTTTCAGAAATAACATAATTTTTATTAGCCATACTCGTTCCTTAGTCTGAATAAACTTTAACCATTTCTAAGGTAATAGAATAAGTATCACCAGAGGAATGTCCTTTTGTAGTGAAAAGAAT